TCCCGTAGGCTCTGTTTCATCTTTGTAATTCTCCCAAGTCGCAAGTGAGAATCTTACCACTTTCTTGCCACTTTGCGTTTCGTGGAGTTCGGGTTCTTTCCCTGTTCTCCCAACTAAAATAACTTTGTTTATCATCTTTGTAGTTTTAAAATTATTACTTGCCCGGATCATTAAGCCCCGGAGCTGGCTTGTTGTAAAATTGATCTATTTCCTCAGCTTCAATTTGAGCTGTCGTTTGATTGATTTTAGTTATGAAGCCTTCCATTTTTTCATTATAGAAATCTTCAAATGCTTTGTTCCCGGGGCATTTCTGCCAATAGCGATATAAAGCTCCCCGCATTAATTCCGACTTACTTTTCCCTTCCTCATTAATCCCTATCTTGCGATTCCTCATTACGTTCTCAACTTCTTCTTTTAGCTTATCCCTTGAGAAAGTTATCCAGCCTTCATTACCGTTATCCTGCTCAATTGACAGCTTAGTATCATCCGTCATCCCTTCTTTTTTCACGAAGAATACCAGCCGATAGCCCGTAATGAACTCTTTTATTCCTCTTAACATAGCCTGTGTGATTATCATAGCAATTAGCTTTTAAGTTTACGTTTGTGAATTTCTGATAAATAAGCCTGAGTATATTTGTTGTTAATCTTATGCGCTACGTTATGATGCTCCCGACATAAAGCTATTAAATTCTCTATAACATCTTTCCCTTTTCCCCTTCCTGTGATATGATGAATGTCAACAGCTCTCGCACCGCAAATCTCACAAGGTATCATATCTTGCTCCCCATAATCAAAATACCGAAAATATACTTTAGTGTGTTTCTGCATTATTCTTCAAATACTATCTGCTGCTGAGCCTGTTTGTCTTTGAAAGTGTACAGGTATGCCTCTGTTTGAATTATCAGGCAAAGATCCTGTAACTTACCCTCAAATCCGAATGATTCTCCTTCAAACCTTATCCGGGGAGAGTTAATCGCAATCTTGGAACCGTTCTTGCAAAGATATGTCCCGGTTATGATAACTCCCTTGTTGGAATCATAGCCCGATATTGCAATCCCCGTTACTGTGATCTTTGTCTTTTCTCCCTTGATGTGATCTTCAATAGCTTTTTCAAGCTCGGCAAATTCAGCTTCCTTTTTGAATTTCCCTTTGAATCCAGCAATTAACTTTTCGCTGTGTATCGTTTCTTTTCCGACTGCCCGGATCAAATAATCTTTTAGCGATTCTATTGCTATTAAAAGATCAGGGTGAGGAAACGTCACGGTTTCTTTTGTGTAACGATCTGTTACCGTAGCCCCGGCATCTTCCCGAAGTACATTGAACTCAATATCAACCCCGGAACCGCCCTTCAGAACTTTTATCTTCTGAAGCTCAAATTGTGATTCTGCACATCCATTCATCTGTTTTGATTTTTAGTTATTACTATTTCTATCTTACAAAAGTATAATATATTTTATTACACTCAAAATATTTCTTCATATCTCAGTTCCGGGTTCCGGCACTATTATCCCAAACTGCTCGGCACAAAGCCTGACAGCCCAATCTATTAATTGCCTCATTTGTTCTTTTGAAAGCTTTTCATCTATGTCGAGATCTGCCGTTGCTGGACACATTCTGATTGCCATTTCTTTCGTATCTGATAAGCTCATATCACTCCCCGTCTCATAAAACCCCTTTTGCAGACAGGGAAGAACCGCTTTTTTGAAATATACCTCCTGAAGCATTGTCCCATCTTCAGGCAATACTTCAACTTTTATTATAATTCGTTTATTTCTATTACGTTTTATTAGGTCGTAATATTCTGCTGTGAAAACAGCTTTTAAAGCTCCTTTCTCAGTTATTGATCCAAATATAGTTACCTCACTCATCGCCTTGAAAGTTTAATGTGTTTACTATCGAAACGGGAAGCCTTTTCAAAACCCATTCAGGCTCCCTTTGACATTTTAATCCAATGAATTCCATTATCAGAAGTGCATCAGAATTTGTTAGGGTTACTTTAATCTCCGGGAAGTGACGTTGAGCCACTTCTTTCAGCCTTCTTTTCCTGTCGCTGTATTCCTCTTTGCCCGTAACCCGGAGATTTAGATACGACTGCCATTGAATAGGATATATCTGAATAAATGGGATCTTGACAATTCTTAAAACAGTTGTTATCTCGTTGAGATTTCTTGTCATCTTTTCAATCCCAAAAGCCTTCCCTTGAGCTGCATCACTTCTCCATAAACTTACCCTCTCCACGCAGGCAATCGGGCATTCTGAAATATCTTTCAGGTAGTTTATATATCTATCGAGTTCCTCAACTGAATCAGGCATCAAAACAGTTTTTGCTGATCGCCCGGAAGAAATATGAGCTATTGCTCCCCCTTTCCCGGCATCAATTCCAATATATCTATCAAATTTCATATCAGTATGGTAATTCTTTTTGTGCTTTTGATTCTGTAAATTCTTCGGGATTGTATTGTGTTTCAACCTCCCCGAAGTAATCTTCATCAGTAGCTATTCCCCATTGCATACAGTCATGACTAACCCGGATATTAAGTATTCCCAGCCTTCCGTTTCTGTTTTTGGCAATATCTATCCTTGCCATTTCAGAAAGATCTCGCCCCTTATCATCGTGGTCTATTCCGATAACTTTATATCTTACCGGGAATATTACAATATCAGCATCCTGCTCTATTTCTCCTGAGTTTCTTAGGTCTGATAGTTTTGGGAGCTGAGAGGCTCTCATCTCAGTTGATCTGTTAAGCTGAGCCAATGCTATAACTGCAACTTCACATTCCTTTGCTACTGATTTGAACATCTTTGAAATTGAACCGTACTTTTCACTCATATTGTCTTTTGATTCGTCGCCAGTAAATAAACTCAGATAGTCGCAAATCACTAATTCAATCCCGTATTTCTTCTTAGCCTTTCTGACCTTAGAACGGAACTCGTAAATATTCATATGCGGAGAATCGTCAATCCATAGCGGAACATTACGGTTGCTGTTAAGGGATGATTCTATTTTATGCCAATCTATATTCCTCCCTTGCTTGATATCATAGGTATCAGCCCCGGTTTCTGTCGATAGATACCGTTCCCCTAATTGTATGTCTGTCATTTCTAGGCTGAATAGTAATGCGGGATGCTCCATTTGTGCAGCCACCTTCGCAAATTGTATTCCTAAAGCACTCTTCCCCATTGAAGGTCTTGAAGCTATGATTATCAGATCTCCCGGCTGCCATCCCAAAGTAATTCTGTCTAATTCAGTGATACCGGAAGGAATCCCGACAAGCCTTGCTTCGCTTTTCTCCCTTTTTGCTATCAGGTCTGCGATCGTATTTAAAAGAAATCCTATGCTTTTCGCTTCTTTACTGTCTGTCATCCCTCCTAAATCGTACAGCTCTTTTTCTGCATATTCTATCAGATCTTTAACATCTAAGTATGGATCAAAGCCACGTTTTTCAAGCTCAGAGCCTATCCGTATCATTTCACGCTGTATGTATTTTTGCTTTACTATCAGACAATGCTCCCGGATATTCGCCGAACTTATAATTTTAGACGTTAATTTATTCAGGTACATTAATCCACCTATCGCATCTAGCGTTCCGCAATCCCTGAGATATGTGTAAAGAGTTATTGAATCAACCGTGTTTTTAGCTTTATACAATACTTCCACAGCTTCAAATATTGATTTGTGCCTTTCCATATAAAACATCTTCCCCGAAAGTATTTGAAACACTTCATCAAGACAGGCTGAATCCAGTATCATAGCTCCCAACACCGCTTCTTCAATTTCAATAGCATGAGGTGGAACTTTCCCCAAACTATCGCTTGTATCTGTTCTTTTCATCGTTCAGCTCTGTTAAGTTTATATTTGATCCGTTTGGCTTAGCATTATTCTTTTCCCATGTCCTTACGACAGCCTGCCAATCAACTATCGCTGTTTTCTGCTTACCGTAAACCCATCCTCTAGCACTATAATAATCAACAAAGTATCTAGCATCTATATTATTCTTCCTCATTTTACAATATATATCTACTATCTTGTAACTAGGTGGTATTATTCTTCTATATTCTTGTATTCTTATATTATTATTATTTTCATTTTCTAAAGGTAGCATTTTGGTAGCCCCGTTGGTAGCATTTTGGTAGGGGTCTTGGTAGCATTTTGGTAGCTCTGTTGGTAGCATTTTGGTATAACGATTTGTGACATTTTCTGACTGTTTTTCCCTGTGCATTTTCCGTTTCATTAACACTCCCTCAAGCTTTTCGTTATAATATCTTCCTTCGCTATCCTGAACAAACTTCATCTTTAGCTCCGGGGAGAAATTACCTATCAGCTTCTTTATGACATCATCTGTAAGATGCCCTTTCTGATGCTGGTAACATAGCAGCGTAATATACTTCCCAATATCCTGCCATTTCAGATCGGCACAGCCTATTATAAAATCCTGACTGTATAATGGGAATGCTGGTTCTTTTATCTTAGTTGTTCCCATAGCTAAAATAGTTTACCCTGTTCATAATTGGGAATCAACTGATATTCAAACAGCCCTGCTCCGGGATTCCCCCTTCGTCTTTTATTAATGGTATGATTCCCGAACCTATCCTTTCGCAGATGCCTTAATTGCGCAGATATCGAAGCCGGCG